CAGACGACGATCGCCGGCGTTTAGGGGGCTTTTGTGGCCGCGACTCTCATCGATTGCCACGCCCGCAGCGAGGACATGGACGAGGAAAACCCTACCCGGTCGGAGTAGCCACCGCCGCAGTGGTCGCTCTAGCCATGCGCACGGGAATCCCCGCGTCTGTTTGGCTTAGCGAGCCTCCGGAAATCTTAGAGACAGCTCTCCTCATTATCAGTAACGAAAGCGAGTAAACACCATGGCTGGCGGTAAAAGCGCGATTCTCTCCGTAAAAATCCTCGGTGACGCGTCGAGTGCCGTTAAAGCCATGCACGAAACTGAGGACGCAGGAGGAGGGCTGTTCTCGAAGATCACCGGAGGCCTCCCCTCAGCGGCAATGATCGGAACCGCGATCGCAGGTGCCGCAGTCGTCGCCACTAAAGCCCTATGGGATATCGGCACGACATTTGATGAAGTCGAGGACACGATACGCGTAGGGACCGGAGCAACCGGAGATGCCCTCAAAGGACTTGTAGACGACGCTCACGCAGTCGCGACAAGCATCCCCACCTCTTTCACGGATGCCGGTAAAACTGTAGCCGACCTGAACACACGCCTCGGTCTTTCCGGAGATCAACTGCAAACCGTCGCGAAGCAGTATCTAGAGGCAGGTCGCATCCTCGGTGAAGATGTCGATATCAACAGCACGACAGCTGCATTTCACGCATTCAACCTCACGAATGATGAAGTCTCCGGAGCGATGGATAACCTGTTTAGGGTATCGCAGGCAACCGGAGTGGGGATCAACGATTTAGCCGGAAAGATTACTGCAGGTGCCGAGACGCTTTCCGATCTTGGATTTAGTTTCGAGGAAAGCGCAGCCCTCGTCGGATCGCTGGATAAAGCCGGTGTAGACTCCGCCGCGACGCTCGGAGTCATGAAAAAGGGCATGCTCGCTGTAGCCAAACCGGGTGAAGACATGCAAGCCGCGTTCTTCCGAGTCACGCGCGAAATCGAGGAGTTTACGCAGCGCGGAGACACTGCAGGTGCGCTCGACCTCGCCGGAAAAGTGTTCGGCACGAAGGGAGCTGCTCAGATGGTGCAAGCCATTAAGAGCGGCTCGATCAATCTTGATGATCTCATGGGCCATATCGGAGCGACCGGCGACTCTATCCTCGAGGTCGGAGCCGAGACGATGGATGCCGCCGAGAAATGGGAGATCCTCAAGAATCGCGGGATGGAGGCTCTGCGTCCTCTCGCCGAAGGCCTGTTTAGTTTCGCTGGAGATGCTCTCGGTAAGGTCATGGACTTTATCGACGGAATCGATTTCACCCCTGTTACAAACGCGTTTGCAACGATTGGACCGTGGGTTAGCGGAGTAGCCGCGCAGCTATTCTCACTCGGACAAGCCATTATTAATATGGCAACCTCTGCATGGCAGTTCGTTCAACCAATTATTGCCGCGTTCATGCCCGCTGTATCCGCAGTGGTCGAAACGGTTAAGACGTATCTCGGTGATCTCATTAATGTCGTTCACAGCGTTGTGGATTTCGTTTCCGCACTGTTTAGCGGAGACTGGTCCGCCGCTTGGGATGCCGCGAAAAACATCGTCTCAAACGTCGTTAACCTTGTAGGCAACCTTGTGGGCAACATGTGGAACGTCATTACGAACATCTTTAGCGGAATCAAAAATACGCTAGGTAATCTCTGGTCCTCAGCGTGGGAATCTGTGAAAAACGCAGCCTCTAACGGAGCCTCTGCCCTGTGGAACGTCATCAGCGGCATTCCCGGCCAAATCCTCTCAGCTCTCGGAAACGTCGGCTCGCTCCTCTATTCCGCAGGACGCGACGTGATCCAAGGCCTGATTAACGGCATTAAGAACATGGCCTCGGCACTATGGGAAGGAATTAAGAATACCGTCTCGGGAGCCGTTGACGGAATTAAAAACTTTCTGGGAATTAACTCCCCGTCGCGCGTATTTAAGGAAATCGGCGTTTTCACCGGTCAAGGCCTCGTGCTCGGCCTTGAATCACAGTCAGATAAGGTACATGACGCGTTCACGAACCTTGTAGAAGTCCCTCCCACTCCCACATTCAACGTGCCCATTTCATCGTTTAACGGCAACTCTGCTTACCGTGAATATGGACGAAGCCCCGTGACTGTCAACATCACCGTGAACGGAGCTCTCGACGCGGATGCCACTGCTCGAGAGATTCAGCGCGTGCTACAGCGCTCCGACTGGCGTAATCATGGAGTGACGCTGTGACTACCGCGACATGTATCCTGTCTGTTTCCTCCCGCCGCGTGCCCGCACTCGATCGCCTCACGATCACATGGGGACGAGACAATGCGGCAACTCAGCCCACGGCCGCGACGTGCACAGCGCGGTTTTTCGCCGATGACGCGGCCTCAGCTATGCAGACATACACGATCGGGAGGCCGGTAACTGTCTCCTCGGATATCACGACGTACACCACCGGCACGCCGATTGAACTGCCTCTCGCAGCCGCGACAGCATTTGAGGGATCTCTCGAATCAGGTGCGATCCACGCGGACCCCGACTCCCCGCGCAATCTCGCGACAATCGTGTGTCCTCCTGCCGCGCACTCGGATAATCCCGCCGCGTGGGATGAAATGCCCACAGCCGTCCCGGGCACGCAGTGGACTCTCACCGCGGAAATTACTTTACCCGCACAAGGCGTAATGTCAGTATTCCCGGTATATTTCCACGGACCCGCAGCGCAGCCAACCTACGGCCCGCGCGTCGCTCGCACAGATACGAGCGGATCGCTCTCGGCATCATGGATTATCCCCGCCTCCGCCGCAGGCACGTGGGTAGGACTCTCATTCCAATTTGCACCCACCGGCCCCGCATGGGCTACAAGCCCGCAGGCATGGGACTCAGACACGCGCTCGTGGATTGGACTCAATACCGGATCTATCCGCCGCGTTAGTCTGCAGAGACCCCGCGAGGCCGCGCCTATCCGCGCCGAGGTGTTCGCAGGCACAATTACCGATATCTCTCTCGAATACGACGAGGAAGCCCGCAGGCCTATCCTCTCGCTCACCGCCGCTGACACTCTCGCTGACCTCGAGCACATCTACCTCGGAGGCGAGGTGTGGGAAACACAGTCTCTCCAATCGCGAATTGAGAAGATTACGCGCGCACTGCCCTCATCGATTGCCCCAAATATCGTGATCGATCCCGTGCCAGCCGCGCGCACTCTGATTTGGCAGGATGTAGACAATCAATCCGCAGCATCCCTCCTCAAATCCGCAGCGACAAGCGCCGGTGCCGTCATGTGGGCAGCTACGCATAAGACGACTGGCCCGTATATCCGCATGGAGGATCCTTCCACGCGAGGAGCGCTCGGCATCATCTCCCTAGTCAGTGGGAAGATCAAAACGACAGCGCTCAAAGCCGCTCACTCACTCTCGGCCTCGCAGCTCCTCCGAGCAGGCGCTCTCACGCAATCAAACTCCGATGCCGCTAGCGTCGCGCGCCTCACGTGGAAGCAACCCGGCGTTGACAGCGACGGGAGACGCACCTCCACCGATCACACGATTACGATCGAGGACCGCGATCTCGTGCGCCGAATCGGTTACCGCGCAGTGAGTCTATCGACATCTCTCGCAGTGCAATCTCAAGCCGAAGCAGCCGCCGCGCGCCTCTTTAGGACGTATCTCCCCGGAGGCTTTGCAATCCCACACCTTACATGGGACACGCGAGTGCATCCCGATAAGACTCAGCCCGATACTCTCGCAGCTCTCCTCGACGCGACGCGCCGCCTCGGCCTCATGCTCTCTCTCACCGATCTTCCCGACTGGTATCCAGCACGCACGATCACAACGTTTATCGACGGAGGCCGCTACACGTACGAAAAACAGCGCTGGAGCCTTGAACTCAACGCCACAACGACAGCCGCGACCGGTAGAGGCCTCACGTGGAATCAGCTCCCGCCCGGCCTCACGTGGGACCACACGCAGCCTCTCTCATGGGCACACACATCCTCTCTCACCTACTAAGGAGCAAGAATGCCAGCCACAACAACGACACTGAAACTCCCCTACCCTCTCGACAGCGATCGACTCGAGGATTTCCCGACGATAGCCAAGCAGTCAGCACAGCTCATCGATCAAGCCGCGACGATGAAAACAACTGTGCTCCCCGTGTTCGATGACGCGTGGAGGCATGATCCGGACGGAGGCCTCGTCCGCACAATCAACGGAGTCAACCACCTAAACATTTCCCTCCGCCGAATTAAAAATAGCTTCCACATGGACGCAAACGGTATCGTCGATATCTACCGCGTGAATGGCCTCGTGAAGGTACCCTCAACGCGCGAGTGGGTTTTCTGTGGCTCGATTTACGGCCCCGGCGTATGGCCTATGCCCGTATTCCTCGATCAAGGCCTCGTGCGAGTCCTCTGCTATGGTCCCGTAGACTTCACGAAGGACTCTGTCTACCGTGGCCATGCAACTTGGGTGGCGTGAACAATGACAGATATCGCATTTCGACAGTGCTGGAACTACACGCACGGACGCGAAGGCCGCAGCCCGTCAAAAATCGTCATTCATCACTGGGGATCCGACGGACAAACTCACGAGGGAGTCGTCGATTTCTTCACACGCGGCCCCGGCTCCGGAACAAGCGCACACTACGTTGTAAGCGCAGGAAAGATCACGCAAATCTGTCACGATTATGACACCTCGTATCACGCAGGCAATTGGAACGCGAACCTCGACTCTATCGGCATCGAATGCCGCCCCGAAGCCACCGAGGAGGACGTGCGCACAGTCGCCGAGCTGGTACGCCGTATCCGCGCAGAGTGGGGAAACCTCCCTCTCACCGTTCACAGCGACTACTACCCGACCGCCTGCCCGGGACGCTATCACTCTCTCATCGACCGAATCAACCAATTAGCACAAGAAGAGGAAACCGACATGCAACTAACCGACCGAATCACACGCCCCGATGGACACAACGCAAGCGTGGCAGACATCCTCGCATATGTAGACATGCGAGTAGAGCGCCTCGAAGCCGTCCTCATCGGAGGAGTGGAAAAGAAAGGCAAAGACGGCACCCCAACCGGCGCACGCACGAACATCTCGGACGAAGCGGCATGGAACGCCACGAACTTTGCCCGCGTGTACGACTCTCTCGCCGCTTTGACGAAGCGCGTTGACGATCTTGTAAACCTGATCGAGGTAGGAGCCTCAAAGTGACTGACTCCCCTCGACACGCTGAAACTCCTGAGCATCTTCCTTGGCTCACACCGCAGGTGCGAGCGTGGATTTACGGAGTCATTACCGCTCTCGTCCCTATCCTCACGATCTATGGGATCGTCGATCAGACGACTGCTCCGCTCTGGCTTTCTCTCGCAGCCTCAGTTCTCGCGACCTCGACAGCTTTCGCTCACACGCCGCGAGGCGAGGGATGAACGCAGTCGCCGAAACGATTACCGCAGCCGGAGGACTCGGAGGCCTCGCAGCAACTATCACCGGCATTGCGACGCTGCTCGCTGCTCGACGTACAGCGAGCCAGCTCGAGCCGGATCACGGAACGAGCGTAAAAGATCAGCTCAATCGCATCGAGAGGAGTCTCGACGAGCACGGAGTACAGCTCGATAATCAGAGCGCGCAGCTCCTACAGATCACTCACCGAGTCGATTCAGTCACCGACCACGCTCACGACGCGCACAGCGAGATCTACCGCCGTCTCGCCAAACTCGAAAAGTAACGGGTAGTGGAGGCCTCATGCAGCGGCCTCCAC